CTCTTTAATCATTTTGGCTTCTGACACTTTCGTAGCACTTCTTATTGTAATTTCCATACCTGCCGCTATGCCAATAAGACGAAATATCACATTGGAAGGACCTAAGGCTTGATTGGCATTTGGGGAAAGCGGGATAGGATTCATGCCCTCGATATTGGCAAATACAGTCACCATTCCGCCCTTGTTCTTTATCTGTATGGTAACGGGATTACCGTCACTGACAAACGTTGCGTAATACGCTGTTTTGCCTTCTTCTTTTTGAAATGATAAAACTTCTGCTGCCATGATGTTTACTTTTTAGAGTTATTCAAATAGTTCACAATTCCCTGCACATGCAAGTCCACTATTGCCCGTTTTCCCTCTTCCGATAATAAGAAGCCAACATCTTCCTTATTGTCTTGGAATAGGTTCTCTGTAAGGACTGCCGGGCACTTCGTGTGCTTCAAGATGTAGAACCCGCTTTCCTTATCAGGGTCGCCATCCGTCATATCCTTGCGTATCTTCATACCCGGCAAAAGTCGTCCGGCTGCCACATATAAGCTATCAGCTAATTTATCGGCTTTCGTCTGACCTGCCGAAGTCCACGCTTCCCAACCACGTGCCTGCATCCATTCAGAGCCGCTTCCCGCTGCATTACAGTGGATAGATACGAGGATTGTGTCACTTGCCTTGTATTCGTTCGCCCTACGGCAACGCTCCGATAGAGGAACGTCTATTTCCTCTTTGACGATACGTTCGGCATCAACGCCTTGTTTGCGCAATTCGGCTTCCAAACGTATGGCAATCTCACGGGTATACGCATACTCTTTCAATCTTCCGTCCGGTGAACACTTGCCCGAAGTGTTACTTCCGTGCCCGTTGTCAATCAATATTTTCATTCTGCACATCCTCCTTGAAATATTTGTCATAAACCACATGAGCCACCCATCCGGCAACAACACCGACACCGAATGATGCAACAGTAGTCAGGTTCACCCAAAACGGGGTGTAGTGCATGTACAGCATAACTCCCACGATGATAGCGATAACAATCGCTGCGATAATCAGTTTCTTTTTCATTTTGTTACTCCTTATCTTTAGTTATTATTTCACTCATATCTTCTTTCTCGACATCGAGCACTTTCTTTCCGAACAATCCCAACGCTTTCAGTAAGTTGAAATTATATCCCTTTGGCTTCAAGATATTGCTTATGATAGAGCAGAACTCTATGAAGCAGACAAACAAGCATGAATACACATCAATATTCCATTTATTGCCGGAAGCAATGTTTATCATCACCACCATACAAACAAAGGCAAAGTATGTCACCATTTTACCCATAGTACGGCGCACGGCACTTGAAAACCGAAATTCTTCACCCAATAGCAAGCATTTCCTTATCCCGAACATTAAATCGCATACAACGACTGAAAATGTTACTATCAGCCACGGTATCATGTGTTCCAATGACTGTGCAATAAAACTGCTTGCTATTACCGAGAAACCACCCGGTATGCTTTGGGTAATAATGTTATTCTTCATCTTATCGTTATTTGTCAATTATTCCTATCTTTGTGTCTCTTATCAAATAAGCGAACTACTGTCATTCCGTTTTGCTCGTGAGAGTAGGACGGGATTTTCATATCTTGCCGTAATAGCGGAACCACGCTCCCCATTTACGTTCTTTCAAGTAGTTCGGATTGTCCTGGTTGAGTTTGGCTTCCATCTCAAATGCGCTCGCTCGATAGGCGTTGGCGTTTACCTTACCGCTGCCTATTATGTTGTCTGTAAACAGGTGGTACACGAAGCTTACAAACCATTCTGCCAAATAAAGAATGTAGTAGAATAGCGGGATAAGTAACAACCACCATGCACTGACATAGAACGCCAACAATACGGACGGGATAGCCGCTATCTCCATACACTCGAAGAACTGTTTCTGATGTATCCGTTCATGACGTATGGTCGTTTCGGACAACTCCTTCAGCTTCGTAAGGATGAAGCCGAAGAGCATGATTGTTGTGTAGCCGCCAAAGAGTATCAGTTTGGCGAGCCGGCTGTTTAAAAAGATTAGTTTCATCATATTTTGTCAAATATTATAAAGGCTGGATAAAATCCTATATTCATAGGCATATTTATGTCAATAAGATTAGTTCCTATTTTTTTTATCATAGCTTGTTGTCTCTCCCATATGAAGTATTGTTAAAATATAAATATCCTCATTGGACTGTAATTTTACATGCGCGTTTCCGCTGTATGAATACCACTGGATGTGCTGTTTGGGAATGATAGTAACATCATCATTCCTTGTTAAAGTCAACTCTTTGCTGCTAAGGTTAGCAACTAATACGCTTGTTGTATTGGATGCATTAAAATCCGGTGCAATGGTAATCTCCTTTAGTAAATTTGCTACTCCCCCAGCCATGATTTGACTACTACCCACAAACAGCCCAGCTCCAGCCGAGCCAACTCTAAGATTACTGTTTTCGTTACTCATAATTGTTGTTTTAATCGGTTACACAATATGCTGTATTGGCATCCTTAGAACCAATAGCCTCGTACTCGGCAGCGGTTTTCTTGGTGAGGGTGGTGAGGTTGTCGGAAACTAATATATCTTCTATAGAAGCAACACAGTCTTCATCATTGGGCATTAGTTTAAATCCCATACGCTTGGAAACAGGACCGTTATTAGTATAATAACTGATATTGCATTGCAAGTTATATTCTTCAGTTTCAGGGTTGTGAAAAGAGTAAATGCTACTAAGTTCAATACAATTATCTTTGCTATTATAACTGTGAAAATAATACTTGGTGTGGTTCGCTATAATATCCAGAATTATTTCTTTCAGATTATCAACCGAACCAAAGATGGTGTTTATAAGGTCTATTGCTTCCCTGTCTTTTTCGTTTTTATTGGTAACAAGATAAGTGCCCACAGAAACGTTAATAACCTTACCATAATTGATATTATCCGCATACTTCTTCGTTGCAGGCTGATAGTCCGAGGTTGGGGTGAAACTTTCACTGTTGGTTTTGGTGAGGACGTCAGATTTTGCAGGAACTTCCGCCCAATCCCCATTCTTACGACCGTATGCCTTGCCGTCAGTTGGCGCCTCTTCTATGCCGCCAATCTTCCCCTGGCTTACCCATTCACCGTTCACCCATGCGTAGTAATCATAAGGGGCTTCCGTACCTACAGCCATGAACCCGTCAACTGCCGTTCCCGATGGTTCGGCAGATTTCAAGGCTTCAAGGGTGGCGTATTCTCCGGCTACCTTAAATGACTTCCCAGGTTCGCCTTGTATACCTGGCTCGCCTTGTTCTCCTTTCAAAAATTCTAAAGGATAATTGACCACAGAAGCGTCACTGTTGCTTCCTGAAGGTTTAAATGCAGGCAATGACGTTACATCATCCGCTTTGTCCGCATTCGGTACTTCATTAACCCCTATGGAGTTAGCCATAAGGCGGGCAACTATTTCTTGATAATCCTGTTCTGTCCAAGCCATAATTATTCCTGTTTATCGGTTACTTCTTCCGGTTGATTGTTGATAGCACGATTGAGCGCGTCAATGAAGAAAGGTTTGCAAAAAGCATTTGCATGCTCTTGTATCAGGGACACTTCTTCATCGGTATACTCTGTCTCTTCATTGGAGTTGTATATCTTCAAAGCGAGTGCATGCGATGCGATACCGTTACCGTTCCGGTATAATACATTCGCAAAATTCTCTCTACAATCTATATTTTCACAATGCTTACGGGTAATGTCCGTAGCAATCAGTAATTGTTTAAAATTTATCTTTTTCATGAGCTTGGGTATGATTTAGTTAATCTTCCATCTTTATAAAAAGAAAGTCCGCTGATGCCAAGAGACACTTGGTATCTTGAACCACTTAAATTTGAAATCATTGACAATGACCCTGCAAAAAGGGTGGTAGACGCAGTTAAGTTGCCATCACTTGCTATATTGTCTAATTTTAATCTTGGGTAAGTAACAGAAGTACCTCCGCCTCCACTATCAAGGAATGAAATTCCACCCACATCATATCCTTTTGAATTATAAAATTTTATGCTGTTTGAATTTGGGTTTATTTCTATTTTTGTACCTGACGAAGCGGTTGATATTTTGCCAACAATGCTAACATTCCCATTTTCGTCTATCACCAAAGAGTTGTTAGGAGTTCTTACATTTTTAAACACCCCGCTGTTTGCATTTATCTCTCCTTCAAAATATCCACCAATAGCCTTTATTGTCCCGTCTGCCTGAATAGACACATTCCCGTTGGCGGATATATCTCCGGTAAAGTATATGTTTTTGGAAACCACGGAAATGTTATCAAGTGCCACATTGATTTCTGAACCTAATCCGTCTTTTTTGACATATAATTTAAGTTCATCGGTAACTCCATTGATGTCCAGCCCCAACTGCGTTACATCTTCCTCTATTTTTGTAACAGACAATTTGAGGTTTTCCGCTGTCTGCTTTATTTCGGAACTTAATTTTGTATATAAATCCTCGAATGCGTTTTCGGTAAGAGCCAGCGAGTGTATGTATATATCCCCCGTAAACTTCAACTCGAAATCGCCCGTTCCGTCCCATGCGCCGGAATACTCCTTCATTGCGTATTCCTCGCCCGGTTCAAGATGTTCGGTGAAATGCAGGTTCTGACCGGGAAATCCTATTGTCAGCGTTCCGGCTGTAGCTACCTTATACCGGAAAGAGATAAAGAACTTTCCCGGTTCTTCCCCTTCCTCATAGGTCGGTTTATTGGCTAAATCAGCATTTGACTGTTTAATTCCGGAAGAAAGAATACGAAGCACGTTTCTATCCCCGTCTCTGATAACGGCAGCCATGGCATCCTTGCGGGAATAGAACTCCCCATTCACTAATAAGAACTTTCCGTTCACAGTAAAGAAACGAACATCGTTCTTTGTCTCCCAACCGTTCGTATTGCTTGCAAATGATGCGTTATACAGATAATTATCCTTTGCCTGCACCTCGTCAAGCACTTTGGAGATTTCAGAGTAAATCAAATCTTCCAATATCTTGAACTGGGTAAGGATATTCACACCCGTTTTCAGGATAAAGTCACCAGTAACTTTATTCCCATTAGGACTGAAAGCTGTCACTTCTTTACCAGTCAAAGAATAAGAATCAATCCCTGCATACTGACGGAAGCTCGGAGTATCATTCCCGTATGCTGCCAATACGATGGCGTTCTGTCTGGTCTTATCCGTCCGGTTGCCTAACTGTACAATGTCATCGCCTGCTTGTGGTGCGGCAGACCCCGTGTCACAGTCGCTCTTCGAAAGGTCTATGTAATTGTCACCTACGCTTGTCACCAACCGCCAATAGTAGGTATTAGAGACATTCTCATGTACGCCTGGCTTGATGTTGAATGTCTGGCTGCGGGCTTGGTCTCCTATTACAAATTCCTGAACAATGGTCTTTTCCCCGTCTGTGTTCTCGAAGTAACAGCGGTAAAAGGTATCGTATTCCTCTACCTTAGAACATGACATGGATGCGGGAGAAAGTATTATCTGACCGCCAACCTGGCGTAATCGCTGTATCAGCAACTCAATAAACGTGGCACTTTTGCGTGCCAACATATGGTCTACTTCCAAATAGCTGTCTCCCGTCTTGCTGTCTACTTTAATAACAAAGCCTTCACCGAGAGCACCGGAAGAAAAGTTCATGGACTGGATGTAGTCTGAAAACAATCCACCTAAGAACTTTATTAAAAATCCAGCTTCGTCCGGTCTGTCTTTTCTTATAAAGAACTTGGATAAAGCCTCTATATCAAGAGCCTTAAAGTAGACAATTCGGTCGGCGGAAGTCCTGATGAACAGTGCTGGGTCGGCATCTGCGACGCATATATATATTTCCCCGAGATTCAGACCTTGTAAATGCTCTTCATCACTCGGAGATAAAGCAGGGGGAGCTGCCTGATTGTTTTCATTAAGAGCATCACCAAACCATAATATTTTACTAAGCCTTTTTTTCATACCTCAACCTTATCAACATTAGTAAATGCAGCTTTTTCTGCGCTGAATTGCAACATCTCTCCATCTTTGGCGTGGTCTATCAGGAATGCAGGGAAAGAGGCGGAAGAACCAGCTTCAGGAGAGCCGCCAATACCTGCAATATCGTTATTCTGCAATTCAAGAGCCATATTTATATGGAACAGCTGGCTATCTTCAATAACTTGCGTCATTTCCGGAACAGAACTTTCCGAACGGACATATCTTGTCCCGTCAATTTCCACCATAGAAAGGCATAAAATACGGTTTATGTGTTTTGCAAACCAATAAGGGACGCCGCTTGAATTTCCTATCGTAAGATTATACACATCATAAGGTACTGCGTATAATTCTTCTATCTCTTGCATTTGGTTGCGATATTGCTCATTATCTATTCGAGGGGAATATCCTCCAGGTTTAAATCCTGCTTCCACACGAAAATTAAATACTTGCTGAATATCATCTACCCAAAATATGTTATCAAAAGCGGAGTTATTGCTTTTATGGGAATAACGGATAAGTACAGTTTCCTCTAACAAGTCGTCAGAGGAGCATACAATAAAAGGTTCTGATGTATATTCGTTGATTGTAACCGTATATACGGCATCCTCCAAGTCTCGAAGAATGGCGTAATACATCACTACATTGTCATTATGATTATATGTGGAAAGTGATATTGGTGTAGAATTTCCTGCGGCAAGATTGTTCAGGCTCGCTGAAACTTCCTCAGAAGCATTAGTGAATACCTGTATATGGATTTTATCAGAAGCGTGGAACTTCTGAATATAGTCCATATCAAGCCCAAACTTATCTTTTACAGGTGAGAAAAAAAGAGGGCAAACATCACCAACTTTTACCATGTCCTTTCGTCCTTTTATAGTGACGTGCAACTTCACACATCATGCGCAAATATACATACTATTTAGACCAATTCCAAATAATACCTTATAAAATAACGAGTGCCTGATAGACTTATATGGAATCTCCTCATCTATTAATCCACACTCTTGACTATCAAATAATATTTTACCGCTTCCGGTCGTCCATAATTATAGCTTGCACTTTTTACGTAGCCTTTATAAATATGTCCGTTCTTTTCCACCCGAATGTAACCCGTCAAGTCTGACGGTATTTCCAAATCTCCGGTCTTGACGGAAAGTTCTCCTACTGTGAACAGTTTGTTTCCCAATACAATGCTCGACCTTTCGCTAACTCCATTGATTGTCACATCACTGTTACCGTCAGATGATGTAAACTCCAACGCGTTGGCAAAAGCACCTATATACCTTGCGTTTGCTTCAATCATAAACCTTTGGGAATACATGGCATTGAACATAGTAGAAGGAGATATGACACCGGATATTGTATATCCATCCCTTACAAGCTTGTATTTTTCTCCGTCAAGTGATGCTCCAACAAAGAATATATCATTATCACTGTCGCTGTCAGTCGTATCTTCACCTCTTTTTTCCGCAAGAAATTCCATACCATAAGCATCGGCTCTATATGGGCTAACTAATTCCAATACGTTATCTGTCAATGTAATGCCGGTGGTGTATTCATTGGTAAAGCGGAATTCATCGCGACCATTTACACTGTCGTAATCCTGTTTGTCATACCCGACTTTTACCCCCGAATAAACCAGTCCGGCATTCACATTGTATTCCAAATCGGAAGTGCTGTCCTGCAAGTCCTTTATTTCTGTATCTTGGAATAAAGTATCACGATGAACAAATGTCACCTTCTCGTCACCGATTACAGGGACAAACCCAAATTCCGCGCTCATCCAATTGGCGAATTTGGTATAAGATGTATATATTTTGGCATTGGGAAGTCCTCGTATGCTTTCTGCCGGAACTATCATCGCCATGTCTAAACGCTCATCTACTCCGGTGGCGATTTCACCCGTTACATTGTTCTTATCAGTTATAGACCTCAGTAAACGGTTAAGCAATACTTTAGGACTGATACAATCTATTTTTACAGATTTTCCACGCTCGGAAAAACTTATATTTAACGGTGTGTCAAGACTGTTGAATTTAAAATTAACGGGAAAATTTTGATATATAGGGTCAGATTTTGCAAGTGCTATATTGAAATTAATCATCTCACCTGGAGATATTGTCAAATTCTCATCAATATCGACAGTGTATGTATTAAATGTTTGAATTGTAGCGGATTGATAATATATTTTAAGCTCTTTACTATTTTCATTATAAGAGGAAAGCCGTATATATATCGGGAAGGATACGCCTGGTCTCTGATACGTAATGAATACACTGAATTTTACTTTTATCCGTATGGTCAAATCCCTGTCAGATATATTTTTGAACAGATATTCTCCGAATAGACTTTCCGTACTTTCAAATCGGTTTTCAGCCGTATCAAAAACCTCTACAATGTCCTTTGTTGCAATTTCCGGTTGTCCTAACATATAAAAAGGAATAGTATAATAAGCATTAGGATAAGCAGTCATTACATGGGAAACATTAGGCTCCTCTGCGTCACTTGGTATAGACCATTTTATATCACTGTTCATTAACAATCTGTCATAATCCAAAGGTTGGGACTCCTTTATTTCTTTTACCGGGTATTCATACTGCGTGCCTTTCTTTGCCTTAATCAAGCTTGCGAGACTGTTGTCGACGGCATTTATTTCGCACGTCGTATCATTGTAGGAAAATGTGGAGTAGTCCAAAGCACATCTGAACTTTTCATTTAACAGCCATGAGTTATTCCGGGTATAAAACACGAGTGTTGCAGATGAGTTCAGGTAATTCGACAAATATTCTTTCAGCAATAGCGAATAAGCGCCGTTGGTAAACTCAAATTTTGTGGAAAAACTACGAACAACTCCGTCATAATCCCCTCTCTTGAAAGACATCTCTACATCGTCCCAATTAACAAGCTCATTTGTGGCGTCATATGTCATTCCGCCTATCAACAGTTCACATCTGTAATACATATCTATTTCTTTTTTGAAGTTGAACGTATCATAGCATCTATGTCATCACACATACGTTTGATCATATAGGCATATTCTTTGGCGGAGAACGTGTTTTCATCAATGTGCATTTTTACATGAGACATTAAAGAAACGCGTTCTTTGGTAAAATATTCCCTATCCATTTTTATTTTCCCTATATCAGGAGATGTTTCCTGCAATTTTGCAAGGCGGTAGTTGTCAGAAGCGGAAACGCTGCTTATCCGGTTCTTTATCTTATCATGTTCGTCCTCTCTGAATTTATAACCCAAAGCAGACATGACTTCTACAGCATCACTCCAGTTTCCAGAAGAAATGAGTTCCTGACATATGGCAAGGCAATTTAATCGGATTTGAATTTTCAGCACTTCATTTTTCCGGTTTATTTGGGCAGAAACAGACTCTCCCCCTATTATTGATAAGTATTCATTGCATAGCTTCTCGGCCGCCAAAGCCTTTTCTCTGATACTATATCTTCCGCCTTGAACAACCTTATCAATATCCCCCAGGAATATGTTTATAAAGCGGGAAAGGCATATTTTGTTTAAGTCATTATATATCATATCTTATACTCTGCTTGAAATCCAATTGTAATCCGCAATATGGTTGGCTTTCTTCATAATCCGACCAATGTTCTGCAATTGTTTGGTATTGCTTTCCATCTTTCTTTCAAGTCGGCTGTAATCGTTGTTTACATTAACAACAATCCCCTCTTCTCTCATATTCTTTAGCTTTTGTTCCAATAAACCATAATCAGAAGTAAGCCCGCTACGGTCATAGATATATGATAAATCAGGGATTACCTGCGCATGCGCCGGAAGGTCTACCAATGTCGGCTTATCAGGAGTGATAAAAAGCCCATTATTAGTCACGATACCCTCTTTCTTGCCGCCATCACCTACTATTGCCAAACCGCCGGGATGGTCTTTTGTTCCTTTGGCGTATTTGGGAATGGGTTGGGCTGCTATTAGGGCTACTTGTGCGGCTCCCATAGCACCGACTAAAGCAGCAAGAACTAAATTTGGAAGTGCTTTTGTCACAGCTAAAGCGGTTGCTATTCCTGCCTGAACAATAGAATTTGCTTTATCCCATTTAGCCTGTTTCTCCTGTAATGCAGCTTTTTTCTTTTCCAGCTCTGCATTTTTGGCGGCTGTCTTATCTTCGGCTGCACGTTTGCGAACTTCTGCCTCTTCGGTAGAAATTGCACCATTTTCTTCAAGGGCTTCTATACGTTCTATTTCTTTATCGTATGCTTCATCGTTGGCTTCTTGTTCTTTTTCAACGTTTTCTATCCGGGCATCATATATATCGGTCATTAACGAAGTGATACCAAATACGATTTTTTCTACGCTTTTTAAGAGGTATCCAAAACTTTTTATCACATCTTCTGCCGTTCCTTTAAAAGTCAATTTTCCTTTCTCTGCTACACCCACCATTATATCAGATAATCCCTCAAATATTCCTGCCGTTTCACCAAGAGTATCTCTTGCCGCATCATTCATTTCTGATAGACCACTCTTAAATTTGTATATCCATTCTTTTTGTTTTTTATTGGCATCGTCATAATTCAGTTCATCTATTTGCGCTTGAATTTTATTAATCCTTTCTTGTAATTCCTTAGCCTTTTCACTGTTAATATCAACAAGGGCCATTTCTGCTTTTGCTTCCGCAAGAAGAGTCTGGAGACGCGCCTTAGCATACTTAACCCCAATATCATATAATTTCTTTTCGTAATCCTCTTTGCTTATTTCGCCATTTGCATATTGTTTTTTTATGATATTAGCTTCTTTCAAAGCGGATGTTTCCTGCTCGTTTACTACCTTATCAGTATTTGCCTCAATCAACCTAATTCTTTCTTGGAGGTTTCGCATTATGAGAGAATTTTCCCGTTGCATGTACTTCATGCGTATCGCCACAACATCCTCTCCATTCTTTTCAGCGTCCTTTATTTCCGCATCACGCATCATATTATTGAGTTGTATTTGGAGATTAAGCCTTTTGTCTAATTCTTCATTCGAGTTTTCCCCAATGGAAGCCAATCTGTTTTCAAGATTTGTTTTTTCTATTTCAAGCAGTTCTTTATCGTATTTATCGTTTATTTCCGCAATGGCTTTTCCTTTCAGCGTTTCAAGATTTTTCCGAAGCTCTATTTCTTCGTCTGTCCTACCCTTTATCTCTTTAATCCTATCATTGTATTCCTTACTGATTTCAGCTATTTCTCTTTCTCTACCGTCAGCTATCAATTCTATTTTAGATTTGGATAAATCCTCTGTTATCTTCTTGATATATTCAGCGTATTCTTCCGCTTTCTTTTTTTCATCGTCATAAGCTTTATTATTTTTACCCGGGTCATTAACCAATGCTTTTACATCTACTAATTTTTCCAAATCATTCATTTGGTTCTTATACTGAATACTTTGCTCTTTTAAAGCTTTCAAAGTTGCTTCTTCCGCTTCAAGCTTCTTTTTTGCATCTATACCTGCTTCTGTTCTCGATAATCCCGTATCTACAAACTTTTGATATTCTGCACGTGCTTTTTCGACAGTATAAACTTGATTAAGCCGTTTAAACTCGGTTTCCTCGTAATTTGTTGCGGCTTTTGTCACTTCATTCATTACCCGTTTAGCTTTGGCAGTAGCGATAATCTGTGCTGTTAATAATCTATATGCGTCTTTTGCATTCCCCGTCATTATTTGTTCTTTTGTATAATTATCAAATAATTTAGGGAAAGTACTTTTTAATTCATTTGCAGCTACGATACGCTCTTCCATAGCTTTTTTATTATCGGTGGCAGCCTTATATAATAGTTCTAATTTGATACGTTCTTCTATTGTATCACGAATAGCTCCTTTTTGAGCTGTCCTTAATTTGTCTTGAACGGAAATTATTTCATCCAATGCCTTCTTTCCTCTAAACAAACTCGCAACCCAATCTATAATCTCCGAACTATACGCAGACAATAATGTTATACCTATTACAAGTGCTGATTGCCAAGAAAATAAACTGCCAAGAAGTTGTTTCCATACCGGAACCGCAGTTTGTCCTTCGGATTTCATCCGCTTAAACTCTTCACTTGCTCTTTTTAATTCATCCACAAACATTGGCAAGTTGTTGGATATGGCAAGGAAGAATTGATTGAAACTCATTGTTAAAGACGGTAACTCTCGCAATAACTGCTGCGTCTGAACATTAAGCCCATTCCAAGAGGACGCATAATTACCTACATTCCTTTGATAATTCCCAAATTGAGAGTCAATTTCTTTCAACTTATTATTCAAAGCATTGGCTTGCGCTATCAAATTCTTCCCGACACTACTTTCCCGGTCAGCTTCACTCAACGCCTTATACCTTTTCTGCAACTCAAGCATGGCGGCATTCATTTCATAATAGCTGCCGGAAGCTGAAATAATTGCCGTGGAATGATTTTTTATCAAAGTCGAATATTGCTGATTTTGCGCCATCAGTTCCGTATGCCTTTGTTTTAATAGCGAAGACTGCCTTATATATTCAGACAAAGTAATTTCCCCGTCTTTATAAGATTTTCCAAGAGCTCTAATATCTGCAAAAATTTGCTTCATAGCTTCTTTATTGGCTATGGTATCAGCCGTTAGCTTGGTAACTTCGCCATCATATGCCTGTACGGTGTCGATTATGGCGGCATAGTTCATATTTGCCGCCTGCAATTGAGTGGATGCCTGGCTTATTATATTACTTGCTGTTTGGGTACTTTTAGCCGCATTATCCTGCGCCGAAGACACCTGGTTGGATGCGGAAGATAATCCGGCAAGCATATCACTTGCATTCTTGATATTTTTGGCGAACTGTTCGAACAAAAGGTTTAACTTTTGCAAAGATGACATTGAATTTAGTTGCTGGGATACTTGACGTAGCACGGTAAGTTGTTTTGCCTGAATAGATGCCATATTTTCTTGCGTCTTATTCAATTTCTCCAACAGCGAGGTATAATTACGTGCTTTTTGGGAAAGTTCATCAAATGTTTTGGGATTAGTTTTTACTCCTTGCGCCAACTCCTTAGCAAGCTCCACATAAGACCCTTTTGTACTATCAAATTCAAGACGGAGTTCCTTTAATTGTTGTACGGCTTTTTTGTCGACTAAATCGGTAATTATAAATTCGTTTGCCATAAGTCCTAATATTGAGTGCCATGCAACATCACATGGTGATACAAAGATATTGAATTATTTAGAATTTTCTAAATAAGAAAGGCAAAAATGAAAATCAGAAAAGGGAAGAGAAAAAGAAAAAGCCAGACATTACATCTGGCTTTATTATTTGGAAATAACCTAAGTAAGGCGATAAAACGGAATTATATATAGATATTTTTATTTACCAATCGTCATTTTCATTTCCCACCAGTCCGTTTTTAACCACTTCCTCAATCTTATCCATAATAACGTTTGAGTAGGCATGAGCCATAACCAATGCCTTGGAGGATGTTTTTTTTGCTTTATGCTTATCTTTTTCTGCGAATGGATAACACGTATCAATAGGCCATTTTTCTATATTTGTTTGCGGTCTTTGAGTTCCATCTGAAAATGCAGATATTATTCCACCTCCTATAACTTTTATAATATTATAATATTGAAGGGTATAAGTAATACGTATCTTAGTATCTTTTATGTCAACTTTTATAATAGGAGTAATACTCACCTTGTATCGGCTCATTCCTCCTAAGTGTTCGGATATACCATCCACAAACCCTTCTCCAATTATAGTTCCTAATTCCTTATCATTTAATTTTATTACAGAATTTGCGTCATTAAATGTTGCAGTAAACCAATAATTCAGAATTACATATAATTGTTCTTTTGTGGCTTTTCCACAATCTACTATTTGTGTATAGGTTAAAGAATTGTTTTTATCAAGAGTTAATTGAGATGAGAGCGTTTCTGCTGCTTCAACCCAACTATCCCCATATTTCTCCTTTGCATATTTTTCCAATTCCTCAGCCCTCATAACTTGGGAACTCATAGATATACAATAACACAACACAGTTAATAGCAATAAAATCTTTTTCATACAAATATCTATTTTTTAAGTTTTGTTTGCAAAGTAATTCCTAATAAATCATTTTGACAATATTTTTAACGGAAATCTTTGTAATTTAGACTGGTTATAAATAGCTTATCACTTCTTTTTCCCATGCTTTCTCATATTTATAATATCGTGGCAATATTATCATAATCGGTATAACAAACGATATGCCACAAAACAAGAAAAGCGGAGAAACTCCGCTTAACCTAATGATTACTTAACATTAAAAATTACTGTTTATAACTTCCATAAGCAGAAAAATAATGACCATCACATTCAAACTCCCACTTAAATCCTGGCTCATAAACATGTGATAATCTAAACTGTAAAATTCTTGTTTCTCCAGAAGATAAATATCCTAATTTCGCCTCATCAGTAATCTCAATAGGAACACTACCGCTTCCAGTAGAAAAAACTTGAAACTTCGTAAGTTTTATAGTCTTTGAGCTATTGTTCTTTATGGCACATGACATAACGCCCGTATAATATCCCGAATTAATAATCAAAGAAGACGTAGGGAAATAAACATCCATCATATTTCCTAATGACACAATATAAACAGTACAGTTTGCCACATGTCCGCCATCTTCTGACGTTGCCGTAACTTGTACTCTTCCTGATGTATTCCCTAAAACCACTCCATTTTCATCAACCGGAGCAATCACAGGATCGGATGAAGTCCATATCACATTCTTATTAGTTGCGTTTTCTGGTGTAAACACAACATTTAACTGTTTTTGTCCTCCAACTTCAATTTTATATGTAAGGTTATCAAAACTTATAGATTCCAATAAAATGGGTTCTACTGTCAGCTCACAAGTAGCCTCTAACCCTGTATTTCCCAAAATAGCCTTAACTATACATTTTCCAGGAGACATGGCAGATATACTATTGTCTTCATTAATCTTTGCAATATTTACATCAGAAATCTCCCATGCTATGTTTTCTTTTGTTGCATATGCAGGAGTGATTATTGATTCTATAGTAAAAACATCTCCCACCCTTACATTTTTTTCATTTTCTTTCAAAGAAAAACCTTGTGCTACAACAGGATTAACCTTCACTTTGCATGTTGAAGTTATAGAAGATTCAAACCCTGCACGTGCTGTAATTGTAGCTTCTCCTGCCTTTAGCGCTGTTACAATAACCGAATTGTCTTTACCTGATTCTAAACTTGCAATTTCCGAATTATCTATTTCCCAAAAGACCAGTTTCTTCGTAGCACCCTGAGGTTCAATAGAAGCATCCAAAATCAAACTTTGTTCTCCATTAAACACAATCTCTTTCTTATCTATAGATATGCCAGTAGCTTCTATAGGCTCAACCGTCACATTACACACAGCCTTTATTACTGCATTATCAATATATAACAAATCCGTTATATCATCATCTCCAATCCAGGCATTTACTGTAAAGTTCCCTGGCTTCAAGGCTGTTAGTTTCCCGTGTGAATCTATTTTTGCTAAATGATTGTTTGCATTTACAGGATATATCCCCCAATTAATTTTAGGCAACTTTGCTTTAGAAGGAGAGCCTTTTACCGTAAATTGATAAGTTTCTCCGGGCTTCAAAGTCATATCCGACTTGTCTAAAAGTATAGATGTTACCATATCATCTTCATTCTCACAGGAGGATATAAGAACACAAAATAGAGAAAGTAGAAAAAATATTTTATTACTCATAAGGCATGTATTTAGTTAATTAATGTGCGGCAAAGTTAAGTCTTTAATTTTAATTAAACATTATATTATTTTGCTTTATTACAGTGTTTCTTATTGCATATAAAACACAAAAAGCTCCAACCATAAAGGATGGAGCAAACAATCTAACAAATTATTCCCTTTAAAACAATTCAGAATGACTGCCAATTCTAAGCAAGTCGATTATATCTCCGTCAATCCAAATTAGAAGGAAATCATCCTCTATATGACATTCCATACAACCTTTATATTGCCCTTTCAATAAATGGGGCTTATATTCTTTAGGTATCGACAAGTCATTGATAAGGAGGTTGGCAATATATTCAAAAGCTGCCACCTTTTTAGGAAATTTCTGAATACGTTTAAAATCCCTCTTGAATTGACTTGTCGGATGCAGTTTCTTTTTCACTTCCTAAGTTCTTCCATTAAACTTTCTACACTGTCAAACGTTTCCTTATTTTTTGCCGCACGTGCTTCCCTTATAGCGGCAATCGTCTCCTCGTTAGGTACTGAGTACATTGCGTCCATTAAAGTGCTCTCTACAAAATTATTCAAACTCCTGTTTGCTTTTTTGGCCTGTTCCTGCAAGATTTGCAATAAATCCTCACGCAAGCGGAACGAAGTTTGTTTTCTTACTACTGCTTCCATATTATTATTTGCATTACATTGTATTATATTGTACAGCAAATATAATACAATATTTCGGGCGACCAATCAAAAATAAGAAAAAAGTAATCCAAATAATTAATTTTCCAATAAGAGGTTTGCTATTTCAAAGATAAGGGCTATCTTTGCGGTGCTTGATACAACATAATAACTCTTGGGCAAAATAAAGCGAACAAATTTTGTACAAGATATTGGGAAACCCTCTAAGGTGGCAGAAAGGAAACAATCTGCGACTTCTATGCCCTGCGTATGTTGTGTCAAGCACACCTACGGAGGGTTTCTTTTTATCATAATTCGTTATAATATGCTTGACACAACGAATGAGTTAATTCCAAATCAGAAAGGTATGACCTCTCTTCAAATAGCAGAGGTCACGGGTAAAAGGCATGATGCTATCTTACGAGACATAAGGAACTTACTCAAACAAGGAGTAGCTGCCCACAATTTTGTGGAGACCTCTTACACTGACAAGTCTAATAGGCAAAGTCCTTGTTTTAATCTCACCCCTAAAGGCTGTCTTATTCTTGCATCAGGTTATGATGCGGTTCTGCGTGAAAGAATAATCAACCGTTTAGAATACCTCGAAAATGAGAAAAAAGTTATCAAGACTCCACAAACTTATCTTGAGGCATTGGAAGCGTTAGTAGCTTCTGAAAAGGAAAAGGAACAACTCCGTATTGAAACAGAGCAGCAACAAAAGCAAATCGAGCAGAAAGATGCAAAGATTACCAAACTCCAGCCTAAAGCCGACTTCGCCGAAGCTGCCTTCAAAGCAGAGGGCAAAGTAGACATAGGTCAAGCCGCAAAGATACTCAATCTCGGTTTTGGGAGAAACACCCTTTTCGGAAAGCTAAGGGATGCGGGCATATTCTTCAAAGACAGGAACGAACCGAAACAAAAGTATATTGAGGCAGGCTACTTTGAAATGACGCTGTTGCCGCCAATACGCAGAGACAACCACCCTGACATATTATGCCAAAAGGTGTTTTGCAAACCAAAAGGTCTTGCTTATATTAACCATCTATTTGGCGGAAAGCCTTCTGATGGGAAAATAGCAAAAATTAAATAGCATTGAAGCATAAACATTTACAGGTACGGAGTAATGACGTACAGCTACAACTATACCCAAAAACATATTGCCACGTAAACAAGCATAGATGCACGTTGAGGTTTCGACCAACGTTCACGTTATGATACCCCGCCAGCAATACGGCTGGCGGGCAGATGGCAGAAATAACGACTAAAACAAATATTCATCTATTATGGAAATCAGCACAGCAATGATGCAACACATCCTCCGATTGACGGAAGGATATACGGATTTATTGAACGAACTTAAGGAAGTCAAGGCGGAACTTGCAGAACTCAAAGGAGAAAAGCCCAAGAAGCCGACAATTCATGAAACCAAATACCCACACATGAGTATAATAACCAGGAAATGATTGTATAAGGCGGGAGTTATCCCGCCTTTGTTCTGTTTTTAATATTTTTCAATTTAAAGGCAGAAAAATTACGGGGGTTATACAAAAAACAGTGTTCTTTTTTTAATATCAGAACCAAACATATTCAATCAGTTTCCCGTTGAACATTTCGCCTCTTGGGCAAAAATTGAAAACCCCGTCTTTCTCATAAAGGATATATACTTTCCCCTCCATCTTTGCGGCTTTTCTTGCAAGCGAACGCATCTTAGCTATATCTGCCATTCTCTTTTTGTTTTCACACGCACATCCCATTATAAACCGAATTTTCTAAAATAATCCGCAATGCCTTGCTTTATATGCCTTTCCATGAATGCCTTTCTCGCATAAGAACCGACCTTGTAAATCGCCTGTCCGTATTTCTTTTCTATATCACCGCTAAAGCTTATCCCCACACTTTCAATCCTTAGCCCCTTATCTATCGGTACGGCTGTAATAGAATCGTGAAATTCACCCGTAATTATCAGGTTTGGCGTTCCTTTTGAACTTACGGGAGCGTTTATCAGCGAAGAATACATAAGCGGGGCTACCCTTTGCTTGAAAGCAGCATAGCCTTTGGCGTTCTTATACCAATACCCCGCTTCTTTGGTATTGAAATACGGGTCATTAAGGTAAGTAGGGCGTAATGGTTTATCATTTCCGTTAATACCTGACCATAGTTGTTCTACAATATATTGGGAAACTTCTTCTCTGTTTTTTACCATAATATCCCGTATCATCGGTTCAAATCCGGTAGCAAACCGTCTGAAATTTTCTTCTGCTTCAATAATGTTAGCCATAGTCAAGACAATTTAGGGGCGAATGAACGCCCCTAATTAAACGATACCACCATCATAATATACAATCATCTTTTTTCTGTCTTGCCGCACCGGAAGATGCTATATCATCGTAGATGGACGAAAGGGTTTTCTCCCTTTCTTCGGGCGGTCGGTCAAGAAAAAACACATTCTTATAAATATTTATGAAGTCCCTCTTCTTCATACTCTTTACCCTTTCTTCATTAAATGAGATTCCTTCGACTATCATGTCCAAGCCTCAATACCCGTAATTCCAGCTTCTTGCAATACAGAGGGAGATGCAAGTTCCGCAGTACCTTCGTTTATTGTTATAATGCCGTTTGCATAAGAAACATCTGTTGCATTGGGTAATGCAGTAGTTGCATTCTTTTGTAGCAACTCACCATAGTACTCCGTAATATCCAGCTTCCCGAAGTGCTCAATCAATTTATACTTGTTTGATTCCATTGATACCAAATCGACATAAACCAATCCTTTCAATGCATCAACGACATCAAAATCATAGGCTCTCACATCAGCGTTCTTAATATACTTTTCGTAATCCTTGAACATGGTTGCGATAGTCAAGTTGGCTTCTGTGCCGGAAGAATCCCAGTCCTGACCGCCCGGATAAACGCCGGACAGTGGAATGCCCGCCAAATCTTTCGTACCGTCATTCATTCCGTAAATGACGTTGTTCTCATCTACAAAATAAGCATCAAATGCCACATTCTTTGCCACCATGATGTTTGCTTTCAAGCTGGCATCATAGTCCTGCAAAGTCCATACATCATTTTTAGCTGAATAACTTGTGATTTTAGTAGGACCGTATCCCGTAGCGGAAGTTTGCGCCTCTCCACCGGAAGGTGCATATTCTACAATCGTTTTGATAGGGAATATTCTTCCCGGACGGTCTGCATGGCAAGCCTTTTCAAAGGCTTCCGCTGTTTTCTCTGTAGGTATCTTATGACCGTGAATAGTCAGTATGATAGCTTTTATTTTACCGGGGTCAAGCACACACACGGAGCTACCCGTATTAAAAGTTGCAACGCCCGGACACTTTCTATAATCTGTTGCCATAACATTTTACTTCTTTAATGGTTAAATTTACATTTTTCATCTCGATAGCATCAATAAAATCACTGAATGGTTTCCCGTCTTCTCCTATTACCCCAACCCTGCCATATCTGTAGTTTTCAATGTAGGAATGTGGAACCACATCATTGTAACTACGGACAATGTTTATGTCTTTCTTGATTTCATCCAAGAAAAGATTGTATATAGGTCGCAATACCTGCTCAAAGGAAGTCTTTTGCCGGTCTTCATTCGAATACCCTTTCAAAGTGTTTACCATAATAATAAACTCCAGGCTAACCTCTGTCTCGGCAGAACTTCTATCTTCCGTGAACGGAGAATAAAGACATATTATAGGAAACTTTAATTTACTTGTCTTGGGACTTTTACCCCATAAAGTTAATTGATTGCTTATGTAGGCCCAGTCTCCGAATAAAAACGACACATTGCTTCCGTATCTTTTCGATACCTTTTTTACAATGTCCGCAAATATATCATTTACCGGCTTCATATTCCCATACAGTTTATTTTACGCAACATACATGGATTGAAACATACACCAGCATATTCCTTTCCTTGCAAAAGTTTATAAACACGCTTGTTCATATTTACCATATCATTCCATGCCCTAATTTGCAAAACTTGTGGAGAAACAGCATCTCCATCGGCAGAGGTTACTGTTCCAACATTTGTTACGCTGTAATTACCGTCCGCTATATACTTGAAAAATATATAGCAAGCAATAGGGCTGTATTTTTCTGATAAAATAGCAAGCAGCCTATCCCATTTATCATCAACGCCATCTTCTTTTGAATTAAGATAATCGGTAAAAGCCTTACACATATCCTCACCAAGTATACGAATCAAATATTCCTGTTCATATACGGAAATATATGATTCTATTTTGCCCAACTCCGCATCTCTTGTTATAGAGGGAGCGCCAGTGTCAGGATTTATCCCGACACTCAGCAACCCGGTGAAAGATTCGTAGTCAATTATCATACCGTATCTTTTTTCGCAGATTTACGTTTAGTGAACAACTCCTCGCAACCCAACGCTCTGGCATCATTAATCAGTTCGTTTGTTGCTTCAATTTTACCCTCGGCATAAAACTTGCTCGCAAGAGCCATTCCGACTGAAACTTCATCGCCTGTTTTATACTTCACACCATCCTTGACAAATGTTACATTATAACGCTTAGTCAGGTTTATTCTATATTCTTTTCCCATAATTATTCTCCTTATGCTTCTTGAGTGATACCTTCTATTACAGTAGAGAATGTGTCCTTTACAAATGCGGTCTTATATTGCGACTTGATATAACACATCAGCCTCTTCTCTGCGATTACAGTCACGATATTCTTGCGGAAATCGTCATTCTCCCATCCTAAGGTAATAGACAATTCCCACAAGTCACGAATGTTCAAGTATGAGAAATCACCCATGATGAAATCTCCTTGTTTTACTGCTGTGGTCGTTTCTACACGCAATCCCTGAATCAATTCATCTCCATATCGGAATGGGCGGAGATATTGACCGTTAGCATCCTTAGCCAACTGCATGGACGCGTAATCCAATGGGTTCATCAGTACAAGGTTCGGACGATAAGCCATTTCGCTGGTGGATACAATTTGCGAATATGCAGCCACAAGAGCATCAAACATATTTGGCTTCTCAACATAGAAAGTAGAGAGAGAGAATGCCGGCATATCCGATGCAACGCCTTTTATTTCTCCACTAGAGCCATTGCCTGACAAAATTCCCTGCTCTTCTTTGATTCCAAGTTTATTTACCATTTCCGTTTCAACTTCATTGACGAAGCTGGGAAAATCCGACAGCGTTTCCTCTGTAAATTTAGCAGCAATAGCCACTTTGGCAGCGGTTATTGTTTTTTCTGTCAATGTCGCATCCATCAAAGGCTTTAGCCCACCTTCAGGAACCCATGCAGCATCTCCGTCCTTGCTTGTATATTCCGCATAAACCAAAGCCCTATTATTTGTGCTTGATACATTTGCATATTTTCTAATGACGGTTTGCGCTCTCGGATTGACTGATAAATTTGGGTCAACCTCAAGTCCGTAATGCGGAGCAAGGGACCCGGAAGTAATAGTTGCAGCGTCTTTCTTTTCCAGCACAAGATTTAATCCCAACTTATTGCCGGGAGCCGACTGACAAGCCGATTTCAAATCAAGAGACATAACGCCCTTCTTGTCCGCAGCAATATACTCCTTGAGCTGTTCGTGTAGCTGCTCATAAACAGATTTAATCTTTACCTCCCCGTTTTTACCTACTTCGGTAGAAGCCTTTACACGTAAAATGGCATTCTCCAATTCATTAACCTTCTCCTCAAAAGTCTTTTTGTCAATGCCGGCAAAATCCTTTTCCTTGATGTCATTTATGGAATCAGCGGCATCCTTTATGGATTTACGCAAATCTTCCAATTTCACTTCATCCGCAAGATAGCCTTTCACTTGTTTTTCAAAGGCTTCTCCCATTTTTTCGTCCAAAGATTCAAAAAACTTCTTGTTTTCTTCGGACAAGCCGGATGTGTCCATAAGTTCTAAAAATCCTAATTTCATACCGATTTTAGTTTTAATAAATTACATAATGATTTTTCTTCCGTTTTGCCATTACTGCCGGCTTCCATCCCTTTGGGTGGAGCAGGTATAACACCGTCCGGCCTAAAAGATGCAAGTGACATTGCTTTGGCTATAATTTTTTGCAAACACTGTTGCTTGGTTGTACTCATATTTTTACATAACAAGGAAATTTCACCGCTTAAATCCTTATAAGCGTTTTCGTAGTCTTCAATTGACTTCAACCCCAAATACTCAGTTTCTCCATTACAGCCAATTGATACTACCGATATTTCATACAGCTTAACCTCTCTAACAATCAGAGCTTGTTTTTCGTAATCCCATTCGCAATTCTCCCATACATATTCATAGCCAATAGAGAATTGATTAAGCGTGCCTGACTCAAGTTGTTTTATGGCCCTATCTCCAAGTTCAATCTCATCTATGCGCGCCTCAAAATAAAGCCCTCTATCATCTTCTTTCAATTCTGTAATAAATCCCAAAGGCTCTGACATGTCGTGCATCCAAAGGAGTATAATTTTGTCATTTGCCTGGCTTTGCGGCCCTCTTTCATTGATACTTTTTGAAAAGCAACCTTTCAATAGAATATCATGAGCCTTATCCATGTTTCCGAATACAGCAGCGTATCCGCTGATAGTCCGGCTTTCGGGGCTATATTGGACATCCTTCGAGTTTATGGAGAACAATTTATACTGCATCCCCATCTTATCTTTGTATTTATTTGTCATTGTTTCCATTTTCCTTACTGTTATTGACGTTATTTTCAACAGATGCACTGCTTGCTGCACTGCTATCAAAATCTCCTTTTGGATTATCCGGGTCAATATCTATGTATTTTGCAACTTCTATACGCGCCTCATCATGTGTTATCAAAGACTTATCTATCAATCTCTGTAAGGCATTAGCAACTTTAACCAAAGTATTGGCTTCTGTCTCCTTATTGGTTTGAAGGCATTCAACATCTGTAAAATCAATCTTAATAAAAACACCTTCCGGACATATGGCTTTTGAAAGACATTCTGCTATCTTTCGGCTATCTGGAATGATTACGTCCTGATAAGCCTTTTTCCCGGCACTTTCAAGGTTGTCGTATTTGGCGTCCGTAAAAAGATTGGCATTTATACCCATTGCATTGGCAATCTTATCTGTACACCTCTTATCCTCTTCATGAAGTTTTAATTCATCAGCATTAAAATCAAGAGGAAGCCATCCTAATTTGTAACGTGTCACCAAAATGGGATATTCCTTGTTTACTAAGCCATAATCACGTTTAAATCTGTCCTTTATATCCTTTTCATCTTCCGAGGAAAGGGCAACATTTCCCATCTGGTCAGTATAATCATTATAGAGCACGCCTTTAGGACCACCATTTACAAGCAATGTATGGCTTGCAGACATAGAAGCTACCCAGTTTGATATAGGCTGAGAAAGGCTATCTGAAACGGACTCAAATTTGACATCAGCAGTCGTACCGCTATTTATTACTATATTGCTGTCATATATTACAAGGTATTCATAATCCTCCAACTCTAATCGAGTTCCGTTACAGTCTATATATACACTTGATATAATATTTTTCAGTTCGTATTGGCGAAACACCTTACCGGTTCCTTCCATATGGAAAATCTCAGGTGGAATTATCCACATTGCCTTAGGAGTGCTTGTTTTTGTCGCTCTAACAAGAACAATTGGACAATAGCCGAATACCTTAAGACATATTTCAATTTGCTTTACAAATGAAGAGAATGTTTGCAGCGGATTGGGAGCGTTGAGTATATTACGTATATCGGCAAATGTCCTTTTTTCATTTCCATCCTTATCTACCACATAAGGAATACCACGGGACATCATAGAACCGATTTTATCAACTACAGTGAAGAAAGGCGTACAGGAAACAAGCGCTCCGGCTTTATCCAAATTGTCAGTCATGTCATAATATACTTTCCATTTGGAACGCCTTCCAAACAAATCGGACAAAAACCAGTAGTTTCCTGCTGCATCTCTTTCTACCCGATTTACATTATCATACATCGGAATAGACTTTTTATTCTCTGGCTTCCAAAATTTAGTAAATATGCCCATATACAAAGCAGGAGTGACAGCAAATTAATGCGGCCACTCCCATATATTTAGTGTTTTAGTCCATTAATACGGTTGCGTGCAACTTCACACGCTTGTAGTGACCCTACGTGTGCAAATATACATATTATTTAGACTAATTCCAAATAACAAACATCATTTTTATGATTATTTTTTTGATTTTCTTTTTACTCTATCCGCTATACAACACAATACATACATTGCTTCATAGACATCTTTGCCGTCATAGTCCATTAGATTACGCATAAATAAGGACATTTTATTATCCCTCTTGAATTTAAAATCTCGAATTAGCCCCTTAAATGCTTCAATATAAGAAAGTTTTCCTGTATTTTCTTGCCTTGCCCACACATCACCTATTTCAGCCCTATAATCGCGTATATAATGAAGCATTGCCTGCGAAGTCTCGATGTTTACATCGGCACCAGCGACCAGCGCGGCGATTTCTTTGATGGGAATCAATTCTCCTATATACGCATCGTCCACATATATTGTATCATGTACAACATACGCTTTCGCATACAGAAAACGCCCATTAAGCAGTGGATGTATTTCTACAATTGGAATGCCGGAAAATGCGACTGTCGCAGCCTCATAGCTGTCATATTCAAAATCTCCGCGTTTTTCTACGGTTCCGGTAAGAGCATCTGCCCCATCATCATGTGCGTTTTTCCCGAACTTCCTAAAAGATTTTATCTCTGCATAAAACTCAGGAAAGAGCACTTCCCAACCTTCTGGCATATATGTAAAATTCATAACCTCAGCGGAGTGGGTAAATATTCGAACTTCCTTATTTCCCGACTGATGAAACCATTTTATTTCTGTTTCATTATTGCCCATTATGCGTGATTGCCGCTCTACGTTTCGGGCAAAACCACGTCCACCGTTATTGCTTTCGATATTAGCCACGGTTATTCCGTCCTTAGCAAGCATGGTTGCAACTTTCGGCTCCGTAACCTCCATAGGAGCGTCCGTATATAGTATGCTTAAAACAAAGTTGCCTATTTCTGTATCCACATAATCTATGGAACATAATCTGTCACTGCCCGTATCTGCGGTATCGGTATAATTTTTCCGAATGGCACGGTTGGTATATGGTATTTCCCTATAAGTCTTGAATGTACCGTACATAAGACCTTCTATAGGTGTAGGGTTCTGCATATATTGTGTTTCAAAGACGAATGGATTTATTCTATTAAGATTATGCAATTCATCCAATGTGTGTTTAAATTCCCACAAAGGAAATTCTTTCCCGTCCGCTTCTTTTTCTATGACCGGCAATGAAAGAACAGTCCATTGCCCTGGCTCTGTTTTCATAAGATAGCCGCACAAATCATTCTCATGCAGGCGCTGCATGATTATTACAATCGGGGTATTTCGGCTGTTCACTCGGTTACGGATAGTAGTTTCAAAGCGTTGGTTAACCTTTTCCCTTTTCACGTCAGACAAAGCATCCTCCGGCTTAATAGGGTCGTCTATGACAATGGCGCCGGAAAACCTTGCCCCCTTTAATATGCTATCTATTTCTTTTTCTGTTTCTTTATCATCTATATCGTCCACCTCTCCAGCGCCAAATCCCGTTATCTGTCCACCTGTTGACACCGCATATACACCACCGCCAGCAGTGGTACTCCACTTCTTTTTGCTGTCTGTTCCTCTCTTTATCTGGACATACGGGAACAGCTGTTGATACTCTTCTGATTTAACTATGTCTCTAATCTCTTCTGAATTATCGTGAGCCAAATCGTCAGAATATGAGAGATGGACAAACTTTGAGGAAGGGTTGAGTGCCAATCCGTATGATATAAAGTTCTTTACGGCTAATTCGGTCTTTCCATATCGTGGTGCAATATTGATTATCAGTTTTTGAATTTTTCCGGAAATAACATCATCCAACGCATTACATATGCGTTCATGGTGTCTGCTCACCACAAATTTGCGCCCTGTTTTACTTTTAAAGAAAAATTTTGTGTAATTGAGAACGCCCGACATACAAAATGCTTGTAGATACCGTACACCGTCCATCATAGCCTTTCTATCAGTTTCTTTGCATCCTCGACACTTATGGGTTTGCTGGTATTCATCTCTATTTCGGTAGGCTCATCAAACCCAAGCATTTTACATATACGCTCAATAGCCTTTATCTTATCATAAAGTTCTATCTTCACATATTCAACATCTACAATTTCCGGAGCATCACTTGTTCCGATATTTTTTTTCAATATTTTGGTGGATATGCTTTTTATTGCCGATTTCTCTTTGTCAGAGAGTTCATCAAATTCTTTACGCTCTATCCATGTATTGTGCATGCTGGCAATGGATGAGAAAGCTATACTGGACAATTCTTGTAGAATGCGTTCTTTAGTTATGTCTGATTTGTTTTTTTGTTCTTCCTGCAACTCTTTAACCCTTTGGGCTACATTTGGGTTAGACAACAATTTGCAAGATTCTTCCCACACTTGTTTGTCTCTCATCTTCTCGCACGAATAGGCACGACGATAAGCATCGGAAGCATTGCCGCTTTCGATGTAGTAGTTGCAAAAATTCTCTTGTTTGATTGTAAGTTTTTTCATGTCTTTTCGTCAGTATGGGAAGCATGCCACTTGACATGCTTTCGCAAAGATATGTAATTATTTGGAATATCATACCTATCTATCCGAAATAACTGGTATAATTATCGAAAATATTTATCTCCCCACTTCCTTATTACTTCTTAAAAACATTTACATAATCGATAACTTTCCGATTAGCTTTATCTACTTTTCGCATGTCAAAATGGATATAGATGTCAGTCGTTGTGCTGTTCGCCCAACTATGCCCAAGCGCGTGGGCGATTACCTCTTTGGGGACATCGAGCTCTGCCGCTACCGTGGCCCATGTGTGTCTTGCCCAATATGAAGACAAATCAGGGAATAAAGGATTTCTACTCTTTTTCCCTCCCAATCCCTTCCTTTCTGTCTCTCCAATCTGTTTTAACCCTATTCCCATACGATGTAGGAAATCCTTGTAATTTCCGTAGTCATCCATTATATTAAGAAGATAATCCTTCCCTTTGTATTTCTCAATTATAGCCTGCGCTTCCGGTTCTACTTTAATACTGTATAATTTCCCCGTCTTAGCTCTTTTATATTCAAAACGACCATTTACCAATGCAGAATGTTTTGCGTTAAACAAATCGGCTGCATTTACTCCTATGAGATAGAACATGAGCATGAACATATCCCTATATCTAATCTGGTATTCCTCACATGGATAATCTCTCAATAACCTAAGTTGTTCTGCTGTAAGGCTGCGTTTTCGGGTTTCCTCTTTCTTTATTGAAAACCTTCTGAATGGATACAATGTTGTGTACTCCTCATCAATGGCGTAGTTGAATACACTACGTATGTTCCGTAAATGAATAGCGTAGGCATTAACCTTCATCGTCTTTGCCATCCACGCTTCAAAGTTTTCCAGCCACGACTTATCCATGCTCTCAAAAGTACAATGACTATCGTATTCCTCAATCTTGTTTCTTGTGGTTGTATATATAGACTTAGTCCCCTGATTGGTTTTCTTGGAAACGAATTCATCAAGATAATAGAGAAACGTCTTTTGATTTTCAACCTTGCTACTTATAGCGTCCTCTATCAACTTCTTCAAAGCTTTGTCTGTAGTTGATTTCAACTTTTCTTGTTGCTCTAAAGTAAATATTACTGTTTCCGCCTTGTTTATTATTCCACGGGCAACTATATTTCTCGGCTTGTAATTTTGTGCACGCACAGAATATTCGTTCCCATTCCATTCTTTTTCCGATGCACTTAGCTGCGTAGCTATCATTATTTGTTTGTTGTGGAATACATTCAACTTTATCGGATAAGTACCATCTTTTTTTTGCCTTCTTTTATCAAGGTAGAATTTAACCGTTGCCAT